TAATGCAAGCAATGTATTTCTTGCTAATTATCCAGATGCTCTCCTCTATGCCTCGCTTTTAGAAGCAGAGCCATATTTAATTAACGATGCAAGAAGTCAGACATGGGCAACCCTGTACGACAGAGCAATCAAAAACATATCCGATGCAGACCAAAATAGCGAGTATTCGGGTGTTCCATTACAAATGCGCGTAACTTCACGATAAGGAAATAACATGGCTGAAATGTCAAACTACCTAGAAAATGCACTAGTCAATGCAACTATACGAGCAACAACCTTTACCTCTCCTGCAACAGTTTATGTTGGTCTCTACACTACAGACCCAACCGATGCTAATACAGGAACAGAGTGTACTGGTGGATCGTATGCTCGTAAGTCGGCTACCTTTGGCGCACCAAGCAATGGTGCATCGGTAACTACAGCAGACATTACCTTTGACCAAGCTACAACCTCTTGGGGAACGATTAGTCATATCGGTATCTTAGATGCAAGCACAAGTGGAAATCTTTTGTATCACACACCCCTTACGACATCTAAGGCGATTGATACAGGCGATATTTTTAAGATTGCATCTGGTAGCCTCTCAGTTACCCTAGCCTAATGGCATTAACTCTCGAACAGTTAGATCAGTTCGGGACTTTAGAGCAAATACCATATTCTTTTGACCATAATTGGGAGACTGATGAGGTATGCGGTAGTTGGACATTAGAAGAATTAGATAACTTTGGAAACTTAGATAGTATCCAAATATCGTTTGATAATGCCATTTGGACTACTGCTTGTATTAAGTTCCCATCTGCATCTATTACAGCAGATGCTACAGTTAGCGCGGATGGTGTTCGCCAACGCACAGGCGAAGCACTTGTTACAGCCGATGCATCTGTAGTAGCAGCAGGACAAAGAACAAGAAACGCTAATGCAGACATTACTGCAGATGCAACAGTAGTTGCTAATGGATCTGCTGTTAGAGGTGGATCAGCAAACATTACTGCGGATGCCATAGTTAGTGCAAATGCAATTGGAGTGTTTGTTGGAGAAGGATTAATCAATGCCGATGCAACAGTTGTTGCTACAGCAATTGAAATCGTAGGATCAGCATCTGCTAGTGTTACTGCAGAAGCAAGTGTGGAAAGCACAGGCATTCGAGTTAGAACAGGCGATGCGACAATTACAGGCAATGCAAGTGCAGAGTCTGAGGCTATTCGGGTTAGAACATCTGTTGCAGAAATAACAGCAACAGCCACAGTAACATGTAATGGCAATGCACAGTATGCTGGTGAAGGCATTATTGTTGCTAATGCTTATGTAGATGCACAAGCAAGAGCAATTTACTCTGCAAGCGGATCAATAACAGCTAATGCAACAGCAGTCGCAAGTGGTAATAGATTAGGCGATAATTGGACAGCCGAGACAGCAGGTTCAGAGGCTTGGACAGGTATATCAGCTAGTTCTACAACATGGACAACAGCATCGGCAGGATCAGAGTCGTGGACAGGAATCACAGCCACAACGACAACTTGGACTCAAATATCTAGTGGAACAGAACAATGGCAATAAGTAGAATAAATTTCGGGGAGTGGACTCCAGATCAGCCAGGTATCACTAATGGTCTAAGACGAGCAGAGAATGTTTACTCTAAACTTGTAGGGTATGGTGCATTGCCTACAGTAGTAAATTACTCGGAATCGGCATCCGAAAACCTAAACAATGTTGTTGCAGGCAAAACAACAGCAGGAGCTACTAGTGTATTTGCTGGTGGCTCTACAAAGTTATTTAAGTTAGATTCTGGCGATTTGTCATTAGACAATGTGTCAAAATCGGGTAACTATACAACTCCTACCGATCAGCGTTTTAGATTTACGCAATTTGGTAATGTAATTATTGCAGCTAATGGCTTTGATAAATTACAGGGATTTAACTTAAATAGTTCTTCTTTGTTTGCAAACCTAGCAGCAGATGCACCAGAAGCAAGATATGTAACAGTAGTAAGAGACTTTGTAGTATCAGGCTATCAATCAAGTTATCAAAACAGAGTGCAATGGTCAGCGTTGGGAGATGAGTCCTCTTGGACAGCATCAGCAACAACCCAAGCAGACTTCCAAGATATTCCCGATGGTGGATCAATAGTCGGTGTTACAGGTGGTGAGTTTGGTCTGATATTAATGGATCGTTCTATTCATCGTATGGTATATGTTGGTAGTCCACTTATATTTCAGTTTGACAATATTAGTAGAAACTTAGGGTGCTATGAGGCAAACTCAGTTATACAGTATGGCGGTACTACATTCTTCTTAGGCGATGATGGCTTTTATGCCTGCGATGGACAAAATGTAGTTCCAATTGGTAACGAGAAAGTAAACAGGTTCTTCTTTGATAATGTAGATGAAGGTACTTTGTACCTTATGTCTGCTGCGGTAGATCCAACAAAGAAGTTAATTATTTGGGCATATGCCTCTAATAGTTCTGCTACTGCAGATAGTCTTTTAATATACAACTATCAGACTCAGCGTTGGACAAGTGGCACAACCCATGTAGACAGAATTGCATCCACCTCCACTCCTGCCGTTACTTTGGAAGGCATGGATGTCTATGGAAACTTAGACACCATTTTGACCACCTTTGATAGCCGACTTTGGCTTGGTGGCAGACTACAGTTAGCCGGTGTGGATGGTGCAAAGATTGTTACCTTCTCTGGTGCTAACGCTACAGCCTACATAGAGACAGGCGATATAGAAGTGCCAGGATCTACTTCATCTATTACATTAGTAAAACCTACTGTTGAGGGTGGCTCTGGTAGTGTGGCTTTGCTATCTCGCAGGCTTTTAACAGAGTCCACAGTATTTGGATCACAAACAGCAGCAGATGCTGAAAATAGAGTGTCTGTGCGTGGTGTTGGTCGCTATCATCGTCTACAATTAACCCCTACAGGTAGTTGGACATCAGCAGTCGGAATGGACATAGATTTAAGCCCTCTAGGAACTAGATAATGTTTAGAGCATTACCCCCATTTGGTAGCGATCCTCGTGGAGTAGCCGAGGTAGTCAATGGGATTATGAACGGCAAGACAAACAATACAGGATCGGTAACCCTAGCGACAGGTGGTGCAAGCACTACAACCTTAACAGATGCTCGTATTGGTTCAGGGTCTGTCATTATCATAGTGCCAAGCGATGATGTATCTGCTAGTTCGTTTTACCCTTATTTAGCCGTACAAGACGATACAGATCAAGCTGCCACAACAACAACGGCAGCCAACATTATGTCGTTTAGCACTACAGACTATGCATTAGGTGCAAGTCTAGTAACGAATACAAAACTAACAGCAAGTTACTCTGGACTCTACAACATACAGTTTAGTGTGCAGTTTAAAAGCACAGTTAACGATCCTGAGTTTATAGATGTATGGTTTAGAAAAAATGGTACTAATGTAGCAGCATCAAATAGTAAATTTGGTATCTCACAAAGAAAAAGTGCAGGCGTTCCAAGTCATATGATTGGTTCATTAAACTTCTTTATTGGTTTAGAAAAAAATGATTATGTAGAATTAGTTTGGAGACCAAGCGATATTGGTGTAACGATTGAGCATTTTGCTACAGATACTTCACCTACTAGACCAGCAACACCAAGCATCATAGCCACCATGAGTTATCTATCATCGAATGGCTATACCAGTAATCTTTTTACAATGCCTTATATATCGGCAGTAACAGCAGGAAGTGCAACCATTAGTCATCCTGCTAATTCAGTATCAGGTATGACTTATAAATATATCATCGTAGGATAGGAAAAACATGGCAACAACTACACAAACCTCGTCAGTAGATCCAGCACTATTGCCCTACCTTACCCAAGGTTTACAAAGGGCGCAAAGTCTGTTTCTTACAGGTAAACAACCAGAGTTCTTTCCTGGTCAGACCTATGTAAGTCCATCGGCTGCGACTACTGAGTCGATTGCCCAACAGGAGGCTATTGCTCGCCAACAGAGTCCTGTTCTACAACAGGCTCAACAGGCTTATCAAGCATCTTTAGGGCAAGTAGGACAGACTGCTGCCGGTGGTTTCTTAAATGCAAACCCATACCAACAAGCAATGATGGAGGCTGCGACTCGCCCACTAACCCAACAATTTAGCCAAGCCGTATTGCCTGGCATTTCGAGCCTTTACAGTCGTTCTGGTCGTTTAGGTAGTGGCTCTATGGAAAGAGCATTAGGAACGGCTACAGAGGCTTATGGGCGGTCTCTAGGGGATATTACATCTAATATCGCTGGATCTCAGTATCAACAAGAAAGAGGACTACAACAGCAGGCTCAATTAGCCCAATCTCAGTTAGCTGGTGCAGCACCTTCTTTCTATGGTCAGCAATTCCTACCTTCACAGACATTAGCTCAAGTTGGCGCACAACAAGAGGCAATCGCTGCACAACCTCTACAAGAGCAATTGGCTCGGTATCAGTTTGGACAACAGTTACCATACCAACAACTCCAAGGGTATCTATCATCGGTATATGGCACTCCATTAGGAAGCTATGGCACACAGACAACTAACGCGCCCACCTATCAAAATCGTGGTGCTGGCATCCTTGGCGGTGGAATTGCAGGCGGTCTAGGCGGTTACGCATTAGGTCAAGCGTTCCCACAAATTGGTGGAACTTATGGTGCATTAGGTGGTGCAGCACTCGGTGGATTATTAGGTGGTTACTATTGATAATAGAAAAACTTAGTCTACATCGGTTAGAGGAGTTTTTTGAACTGGTTACCAAAATGGTAGCCGAGGCAGAGTTTTCTTATGCAGTACCTGAAAAGCACAAGATTTTACAGTTATTTAAGAACCCTAATGCAGTAGGCTTTATCGCAATAGAACACAACAGAATTGTTGGGTTTATATCTGGTCTAGCGCATGAATACTTTTTTAGTAATCGTAAGCGAGTAAGCGATCTAGGGTTCTTTGTTTTACCTGAGTATCGAGGTAGTAGAGTGGCACTTAAACTAGTAAAATCACTAGAAACATGGGCTAAAGAAATGAATGTGGATGATCTACATTTAGGACAGACAACAGCAGTAGACATGGATAAAACCAGACAGTTTTATGAGAGACTAGGTTATAAAACTGTTGGCTTTAATACAGTCAAACACTTAAAGGATTAATTATGTGTGGAGGATTCGTAGGCGATGTTGCTAGTGCTGTTGGTGGCGCGGTAGAAGATGTTGGTGAATTTGTTGTTGATTATACAGAAAGCCAAATAAAAGAAATAACAGATGATCCTGTTAAATTTGCTGCTAAAGCTGCTGCCGTTGCTAGTGGACACCCAGAATTAATACCAATTATTGAAGGTGTAGATACAGTACAAGAAGGTGGTAGTGTAGAAGAAGGTCTTTTATCTGCTGGTAAGTCTTATGCATCACAACAGATTGGTGCTGAATTAGGCAGTCAATTTGGTGGTGAGTTTGCTACCACAGGTGAAGATTTTAACATGGGTGATAGCGGAGATTTCTACTCGGGTGGCGATTTATTTACATCACCACCAACTAATTTAGTTGCAAGCAACACAGGAGTAGTTTCAGATTACGAAATTGATCCAACTGCTCAAGCGTTACAAAACGCAATCGACAGAGGTGATTTTATTCAGGACAGACCTTTAACTCCTGAAGAACTACAAGCAGCAGGAATTCAAGATGGCGCACCAATAAGAGATGAATCAAGAGAAGTAACATTAACTCCTGGTGGCAATGCTGTACCAGCTAACACACTTCCATCGGAAATGGCTGCTATAGATGCAGAAATTGAAGCAGCAGCAAAAGCATTGCCTTCAACAATATCTCCTATGCAAGCGTTACGAGCCTTAAGCGGTGCGCGTGGTTTGTTAGGTGGCGGTCAACAACAACAACAAGCAATACCACAAATGCAAATGGGCAGTAGAACACAGATGCCACAAGGCGAAGTTGATTACTCTGGCATTTATAACTTATTGGCTTTACAAAGACCAAGAAATCCAAATTCTTTACTAGGATAAATTATGGCAATAGATCTATCAGCTTTATTCGGACAACAACCAGACTATTCTCAGTTTATTAGTCCTGCCGAAACACAAAGGATGCAGTCTGGTGCTAACCAATCAGCCTTGCTAAACGCTGCTATTGCTTTACTAGGTTCGTCTGGACAAACAAGACAGCCTATCAGCACAGGACAGATACTAGGTAGCGCATTAGGCGCAGGCATGGAAGGCTATAACCAATCGTTTGATCGCAATCTAAAGCAAATGTTAACTGGTATGCAATTGGGTGAATACCAAAGAAAACAACAAGCACAAGATTTAGCTAGAAAAGCATTTACACAAACTTCTGTTCCTATTCCTATGGCTACAGGTGCAGAATCACAATTGGGTATGCTTTCTCTCCCTCAATTTGGTGGAGATATGCCAGGTGTTCGTGGAGAGCCATTAGCATTAACAGAGACAGCAAGAACATTAGAGCAAAATCTTCCAACAAAAACTACTGTAGACATGAATAAGTTAATACAAGCATTGTCTATGAGTGGAACAGAAGGAATGATAGAGGCAGCAAAATTAGCAGCACCAAAAGAAGGAATGAAATTATCTGATGTTGCTGGCGGTGTCAAAGAGGCTGTACAGGTATTGGGTATCAAAGACCAGCAAGGAAGATTAAAAACTCCTGATTTATTTACAGCAGAAGATCAATCTAGAGTTAATAAATATATCAATGAAAAAACAGCACAACAAGCACCAAAAATTAATGTAAGTGATCCTACTGCTGTTGCAAAAGCACAATCTGACAATGTAAAAGACTTTAATACACAAGTCAAAGATTTTAGAGAAGTTTCTAGACGATATAATGCAATGGTAGAAGCTCATAAAGACAAAGCTAATCCAGCAACAGACTCTACATTAATTTATGGATTGGCTAAAATTTACGATCCTACTGGTGCTGTTCAACAAGGTGATATTGCAACTATTAAAGGAAAAAGAAGTATTCCAGAAAATGTTGTTGGTTTAGCAGAAAGATTATCAAGAGGTGGAACTCTTACACCACAAGAAAGAGACAATGTAATTTCTACTGCATATAGTATGATAAACAGTTACTCAAAGTCTGTTCAATCAGATGTAGACACATATAGATCATTCTCTAAGAGTTTTGGCGCAGATCCAAATCAAATTAAAAATCCGTTTGAAAATTTAGCAAAACCAGAATATATTTTTGTAACTATTGGTGGAAAACAACAAAAAGCTACAAAAGCAACAGATGGAAATTACTACATTCAAAGAGGCGATCAATACTATAAGGTGAGTGATTAATGGCTACTTTAATACCAGTTCAAGGCAATCCTTTTGCACAACAAGAACCAAAAAGGAAAGAGCCAATATCAGCAGCAGAATTAGGTATTCCACAATTACCTGTGCCAACAGCCAAAACACCTGAAATTACAAGTGCTATGGTAAAGCCAATGGAAAGTCTAAAGATGTTTTTAGGCACTCTTACAACTACAGACCCAAGAGCTTTGCAAGACATTGTTCTTAATTCTGTAGAAGGCGCACAAGGTGGAGAGGATGCCCAAGGCAATCCATATGTTGTTATTAACGGAAAACCATTTTATACAAATAAACAAGGTTTATCTCCTGTAGATGCCATTGGGTTTGGTGGTGATTTGTTGGCATTTTTGCCAGCAGGAAAACTTGCATCTATGGCAAAAGGAGTTTTTGCTAGGCTAGGTATTGCTAGTGGTGCATCTGGTGCAATTTCGACAGGAAAAGAATTAGGCGCACAATTTCTTGGTTCTCAACAACAAATAGACACTACAAAAATTGCATTAGATACTGCATTTGGTGGCGGTGGTCAGTTAGTTGGTGATGCACTAACAACATACCTAAGAAGTCGTAAGCCAGTAATAAACGCATCTGGTGATATATCTAAACAATTTGCAGATGAGTTAAAAAAAGCTGGTATTAATATTGATGAATTTGGTCAAAAAGGGAAAGAAGCAATTATTACCGCTTATCGCAATTTAGGATCTGGATTTGCAAAAGAAGCAGAAAGAGTAACAAGTGCTGCAAGAGTTGCTGAGTCAGGCAACATTCCATTAACTGTAGGACAGGCAACAGGAGATGTTCGCCAAATTGCTAAAGAAGAAGCAATGCGCCAAGGTGGCAGAGGTGGGCTTGCTCAAAAAATAATGCAAAGGTTTGAAGAAGGTCAAAAACTTGCTGTTAGCAAAGAAGCAACAAAATTAGGAGAAGAAATTGCTCCATTGTCTACTGTTGGAACTCAGACAGAAGCTGGTGGTGCTTTATTTGAAACATTAAGAGCAAAGCAAAAAGACCTAAAAAAAGCAGTATCAAAAGCATATACTGATACAGACCTTAGAACATTGGCAATACCAACAGAAACTACATCTACATTAACAAGTAAGATTTCTGATGTTATTAAAGAAGGTGATTTTATTCTTAATACAGAATTAACACCTGCTGCATCAAATGCTTATAGTTCACTTGTAAATATTATTCCAAAAATAGATAAAGCTAATGTAACTCAAATTAATTTAAAGTCTTTAGAGTCTACAAGAAGAACATTAGGTCAGTATTACAAAGCAGCAGCAAACGATGCTGATAGAAACGCTGTATCTATGCTTACAAAACAATTTGATGATTGGTTAGATGACACAATTACAAAAGGTCTTGCTAGTGGCGATTTAGATCAATTAGATAAATTAAAAGAAGCAAGAGCATTATCAAGAGACTATTTTAGTAAATTTAAAGTAGACCCTAGAGCTCCTGATGTAGATGCACAAAAGGTAATTGATAAAATTGTTAGCAAAGATTTAACTCCTGTAGAAACAATGAACTATTTGTTTGGTGCTGCAAAATTAGGCGATAACCAAACAGCAGTTAGAACAGCAAGTAAATTTAAAGAAATTTTTGGTGAAAATTCACCAGAAGTTAATGAGTTTAGAAAAGCTGCATATTTAAGAATAGTTCAAGATACTCAAGGAAATATTAAGCCTGCAAGTAAGATTGTTAATGAATTAGACGAACTTATTATGGGTAAAGGATCTGCATTAGCAAAAGAAGTTTTTACTCCAGAACAAACTAAATCATTAAGAGATTTTAGGTCTGCTATTAGCAAAACATTGACTCCAGCAGAGGCTACAAACCCATCTAAAACAGGCTATGAAATTGCAAGGCTTGGGGAAGATTTGTTTAAGGGTGTAGGATTAGCATTTATGGCTGGTGGTGATGTTGCAGTAGGTGGAGGAATGGCATCAGTAGGTGGTATTTTAAAACCAGCTATGTCTGGTGCTCAAGCATTAAGAGCAACTAGAGGTATATCTATTCCATCTTTACAGAATATTTATGGTGCTCCTGTTGGCATTGCTGGCGGTAATCTTGCTGCCGATTTGCTAAGAGAAAGAGAAGATATGCAAATGCAAGGATTATTAGGAGAGTAACTAATGCACCAAATAAACCAAAAATTGCATAAGAAATATTACCTAGGGCTATTGACAAAGCAACAATACAGTTTTTTAGCATAGTCAATATTATACAAAGTAAAGTTATAATTAAGGAAAATCATGGCATATACAAAATACTCACTAACCCCTGCTAATAACACAGCAGCACCTCCAGATGGTGCGCCAGAAGGAATGCTCCCATCAGCAGTAAACGATACTATGCGCGATATGATGGCGCAGATCCGAGATGTCGGAGATGGTATTCGAGATGGCACATATACCATGACTGCTGCCAAGATTACAGGTGGATCTATTACTGGTATCACCTTTAGCTCTATCGTAGTAACTGGTGGATCTATTACCGGCATTACCGATCTAGCAGTAGCAGATGGTGGAACAGGCGCATCTACACTTACTGGAGTATTAAAAGGTAATGGCACTTCTGCTTTTACAGCAGCTACAGCAGGAACAGACTATGTAGCACCAGGCACAGCCACTACATTTACAGCAACCCAAATATTTACAGGTTCTACAAGTGTTGCTGCGGTTAAAACTACAAATATTAAAGAAGTTTCTACAGTTTCAGCTACAGCAGCTACAGGCACTATTGCCTATGATGTAACCACTCAATCGGTCTTGTACTACACAACCGATGCTAGTGGTAACTTTACAGTCAATTTTAGGGGTTCTAGCGGTACTTCCTTAAATACTCTAATGTCTACAGGCGAGTCTTTATCTGTTACTTTCTTGGTTACAAATGGTGCAACAGCATATTATAATTCTGCTGTGCAAGTAGATGGTTCTTCTGTTACTCCTAAATGGCAGGGCGGTACTGCTCCTACTAGCGGTAATGCTAGTTCGATAGACAGCTATACCTATGTCATTATCAAAACAGGAAGTGCAACTTTTACTGTGCTTGCTTCTGTAACCAAATTCGCATAAGGTAAACAATGCCACGCTTATCTAAAATTGGTGCAGCAGCCCTAGCAGCATTTGGATGGACTTCGGGTGCGGCTGGTGTTACTGCTGACTTTCTTGTAATTGCTGGTGGCGGTGGTGGTGGCGGTGCATTAGGAGCAACAGATGGCGGTGGCGGTGCTGGTGGTTATAGAACTAGCGCAGGAACATCTGGTGGAGGAGCTTCTGCAGAGTCTGCCTTGACCCTTAATACAAACACAACTTATACAGTTACTGTTGGCGCTGGTGGTGCTGCATCTTCTGGAGATGGAGGTAATTCTGTTTTAAGCGGAACAGGAATTACTACAATTACTTCTACAGGAGGAGGTGGTGGTTCTTCTAACACTACTGCTGCAAAAAGTGGGGGTTCTGGTGGCGGAGGTGGAAATTCCTCAAATACAGGCGGAGCTGGTACTGCTAATCAAGGCTACGCTGGTGGAACAACATCTAGTGGTCGTGGATCTGGAGGAGGTGGTGCTGGTGCAGTCGGAGCAAACTCTACAACTCCTGATGGTGGTAATGGTGGAAACGGAGTTGCTTCTTCTATAACTGGAACTTCTGTTACCAGAGGCGGAGGTGGCGGAGGCGGAAGTGCCTCGTCTGGCGCTACTGGCGGTACTGGCGGAACAGGTGGCGGAGGAAATGGAGAATCTTCTAACGGAGATAACGCAACTGCTGGAACTGCTAATACTGGCGGTGGTGGTGGCGGTGCGTTTGAATTAGGCGGTAAGGCTGGCGGTTCAGGAATCGTCATCATCTCTTACACATCTGCAACTCAATTATTCGGTGGTGGAACTGTTACTGTATCAGGCGGTAAATATATCCATACCTTTACTTCTTCTGGTGCATTAAGCCCATTAAGTGCATTGTCAGCAAGTGTATTAGTCGTAGCTGGTGGCGGTGGAGGTGGTGGTGGTTTAATTGCATCTTTGGTTGCTGGTGGCGGTGGTGGCGGTGCTGGTGGATTTAGAACTGGCTCTGGCATAACCATTGACACAAACTCAATTTATGTAGTAACAGTAGGTGGTGGCGGTAATGGTGCGTTAGTTTCAGGTGTAGTAGATGCTACCAAAGGCTCAGATTCTGTATTTAGCACAATTACATCAACTGGTGGTGGTTTTGGTGGCTCGTATGGCGGAACATCTACTGCTGGTGGTAATGGTGGTTCAGGTGGTGGTAATGGATATGCAAATACAACTACTGCTGGACAAGGAAATACACCATCTACAAGCCCAAGCCAAGGAAATAATGGTGGACTTCATGCTGGCAATAGCGCTTCTCCAGCATACGGATGTGGTGGCGGTGGTGGCGCATCCGCAGTAGGCGCTGCTGGAACAGCATCTGATGGCGGTAATGGTGGTGCTGGAACTGCATCATCAATAAGTGGCTCATCTGTTACCTATGCTGGCGGTGGTGGCGGTGGTGCTGATTCAGGAGGTTCTGCTGGAACAGGTGGCTCAGGTGGCGGTGGTAATGGCACGAATAGTTCTACTACTGGTGGAAATGGCACTGTAAATTTAGGTGGTGGTGGTGGTGGTGGCGGTAATCCATCAAGCTCTGGAACATCTAATGGTGGCAATGGCGGTAGCGGTGTAGTAATCATCTCTTACGCTGGCTCACAAGCATTTACTGGTGGCACAGTAACATCCTCTGGCGGTAATACTATCCATACATTTAATAGTAGTGGCTCTTTAGTTCCATTAGTAACTGTTAATTTCTTAGTAGTAGCTGGTGGCGGTGGCGGTGGCTCTGGATTGGGCGCTGGTGGCGGAGCTGGTGGTTTACGCTCATCTGTTACTGCAACAGGTGGCGGTGGTACTTTAGAATCCCCATTAAATTTAGTAGTTGGTACTACTTATACAATTACAGTTAGCGCTGGCGGGACTGGTGGCGCTCAAGGCGCAGTCAATAATGGAACTGCTGGTGGTAATTCTGTTTTTTCGTCAATTACAGCAATTGGCGGCGGTTATGGTTGCGCAATTGGCGGGACAACCGATGGAGGCTCTGGAGGTTCTGGAGGCGGCGGCGGATGGGGCGGCGCTGGAGGTTCTGGCACATCTGGTCAGGGATTTGCTGGCGGCAACTCTAACGCTAGTGGTGACACCAGCGGAGGCGGTGGTGGCGCTGGAGCAGTTGGCTCGGCAGGTACTTCAACAGTCCCCGGCGCTGGGGGTGTCGGCGTAGCATCTTCAATCACAGGTTCTTCTGTTTATTATGCTGGCGGTGGCGGTGCTGGGCGTTATTCTACTGGGACACCCGGCGCAGGCGCAGGAGGCGCAGGTGGAAACGGCGGCGGAGGTGCAGGAGGCTCAACTGACTCTGCTGGAACTTCTGGAACTGCAAACACTGGCGGCGGTGGTGGTGGTGGTGACTATGGCTCTTTACCACGATATGCTGGCGGTAATGGCGGTTCTGGTGTAGTTATCCTATCTATCCCAACGGCTAAATACACAGGCACAACCACAGGTAGCCCAACAGTAACCACATCTGGTAGCAATACCATTCTTACTTACACATCATCTGGAACTTATACAGCTTAAAAGGAGCAATCATGTCGCATTTTGCAAAAGTAGAAAACGGAGTAGTAGTCCAAGTTATCGTAGCGGAACAAGATGTCATTGATAGTGGCATCTTTGGTCATGGATGGGTACAGACTTCATACAATACTCATGGTGGACAACATCCTGAAGGCAGACCATTGCGTAAAAACTACGCTGGTATTGGATATACATACAATAGCCAAAGAGATGCCTTTATCCCACCACAGCCATTCCCAAGCTGGACAATGAGTGAAGAAACCTGTTTATGGGATGCTCCAGTACCTTATCCTACAGATGATAAGCGTTATTCATGGGATGAGGCTACATTAGCTTGGGTTGAAGCTGTATGACCGATTTAATCGACAAGAACGAGGCTGCCTTATCCGCGCATGAGGCAGTCTGTGCTGAACGCTATACAGGAATCAACGCTAGGCTTAAACGCTTAGAACAGATCCTAATGGGTTCTACTGCCTTTATTATTGCTATTCTACTTTCTCTTGTTTTGAAATTAAATTAAGCCTATGAACTATGTCCGATCAATTTGGGTTTTTAGAGGGTGCAAAGTCATTTAGCGAAAGCGTAAAGACAGGAAAAGAAGCCGGTAAAGCTATCGGATCGTCTATCGAGGATGTCCAGAAAGAAGCAGCCTCGGTAGCACAACAAAAAGCCTTAGAACGCAGAAGGCAGATCAGAGAAGTAGAAGTAGTAAAAGAGCAGTATTTCAAACGAGCCATGATCCAATGGCAAAAACAAGAAGAAATCAGACTAAAAGAAGAACAGGTCAAAAAAGACTTTGTGAAACATCATGGTCAAAAACGATGGTCAGAAGTAGAAAACATCAAGCTCAAGATTGAAAAACAGGAGAAAGAAATTGAAAATGAATTTAGAAAAGATTTGGCAGAAGTGCGTAGAGTTATGTATATGTGCTATGCGTTGGCTACAGTCATTGCCTGGTATCTTACTTGGGGTCATAAAGGGTAAATAATGTTTACACTAATCTCTACTGCCTTGTCCTTCCTAATGGGTGGACTACCTAAACTATTAGACTTCTTTCAAGACAAGTCCGATAAAGCCCATGAACTAGAACTAGCCAAGATGCAAACGGAGAGAGAACTCCAAATGCTAGAGAGAGGCTACGCAGCACAGGCTAGGGTCGAGGAGATCCGTACAGACCAAATACAAATGCAGACTCAGGCACAAGAACGCACAGCCATGTACCAACACGATATAGAAATCGGTAAAGGTGCAAGCCAATGGATCATTAACCTACGAGCCTCTGTTCGCCCTGTCGTTACCTACCTCTTTGTTTTCTTATTAATCATCGTAGACATTGCCTCTATCGCTTGGGCATGGTCTAGCGGAGTAGCGTTTGCAGAAGCTATCCCGATGGTGTTTGATGCAGACGAGATGCAGATCCTAGCCTCTATTATTGCCTTCTGGTTCGGTACGCAAGCCTTTGCTAAGAAATGATTGACCATAAAGTCATTGAGATGATTAAGCACCATGAGGGTGTCAAGGTAAAACCTTACCAATGCCCTGCTTTACTTTGGACTGTCGGTGTCGGTCATGTCATAGATCCTAACCATGCTAGAGTACCACTAGCAGAACGAAAGGCTCTGCCTATTCCTAGTGGATGGGATAGAGTCTTAACGATGGGAGAAGTAGATGAAATTCTTGCTAAAGATTTGGCGCGGTTTGAAAGCGGAGTACAACGATTATGTCCTAGTGGGCTTACTACTGGTCGGTTTGGCGCACTTGTGTCTTTCGCCTTCAATGTTGGACTCGGTAATCTCCAAAATTCTACCCTTCGGATGAAACACAATCGAGGTGATTTTGAGGGTGCTGCCGAGGAGTTTCTAAAATGGAACAAGGCAGGCGGTAAGGAATTAAAAGGACTTACTACTAGGCGCAAAGACGAAAGAGCCTTATACCTCTCATAGAATCTTGCCATACTTAAACAGGGTATTCTTATCTACTAAGAAAGCCTTTTTAATCTGACTGTCCCCCTCCCCTATAAATTCTACATACTGTAGCTTACTCAGGAATATGCACTTAAATATGTGCTTGACCGGCATGATGACAAACATCTCTCCATCATAAAATACCCAGTAATCAGCTTGGGTAGCCATTAGCCCTGAGTCTTTCCCATACATCTCTATCTCTACAACGATATTGCCTGTTCTTTGGCTCATCGGGTCAAACTTCACCTCAACAGCCTTATCTATTTCTGGTATCCATATATCGTACCCCTTAAAAGCGTTTACAAGGGTTGCACAAGGGTATTTCTTGCGTAGGATAGCCAAGACCATTTCCTCTATCTCCAAACCCCTCTGTAGGTCTGTTTGGAAAGTCATAAAGCCACCCTGATCGGAAGGGGGGTGGCACTCCTTGAAAGGGTGTAGCATTGCGCTACTAATGCCGATCTCATCGGGGGTTACTTAAAAAGCAAAATCATCGTCTTTAATCTTGGGCATCTCATCATCACCCTTGGGAGTAAAGCCTTTCTGTTTCGGATCACCAATACGACCCGATATGAACTTCCCATTCTTGCCTTCTTTAGTCCAAGCATCAAACCAATGCTCAACTCCGTTAATTTTAATCGATCCTTTAAAATCAGGGTGTTTCTCTGTGAGCTTTTTGTCGTTTTTAAATAGACTAAAGCTGCCATCTTTCATCTCATAGGTCATTTCTGCCTCGCTTTTAGTTGGTTAAATAGGTCTAAGACCTCGCTTAAAAACTGCTTTACTTCTACTTCCATCGCATCGATATACTCCTGATCCCTCTCGACACGCACTACAAACAGTTGCAAGTCCTCTGGCACTCTAGGATCGAATGATACAAAGTCGCACCATTTCGCGCCTGTACAAGCCATCTGAGCCTGCATCTGTGGGATGTGTTTGCTTGGAGCTTTGTTCTCCAAGACTGTCTCAATATGTGTAGCTGTATTGGGACATTTAATCTCAATCAATCCACTTACCATAAAAGCGGAATTTTGCTCGCTATTTAGAGTTGTTCCTACAAGCCCATCAGGAGAGCATCCAAAGCCTTCTATCGTGGGATGGTCTACGAACCCCTCCTCCTTTACAAAAGTGCCTGTATGAGCCTCGTATGCCATCCTAGCGAATGGCTCTTGCTCTGTACCCCATTCCAT